GGTAGCTGGCCCTTTTTCATTAGCGACTTATACTTTAACTGTACCTTCTGGTTCAACATTTACGGTGGTTTAGATGGCAGTATCAATCAACGGAAATACAGGAGTAGTAACAGGTTTGGCGGCCTTACCAGACTCAGCAATGTCTAGTGGGTCTATTATCCAAGTTAAACAAACAGTTAAAACCAATACAGCAAGTACTCAAAGTATGACTTTTCAAGATGCAGTGACAGTTTCTATTACTCCATCTTCAAGTTCAAATAAAATTTTGGTAATGTATAAAATTGTACTATCGTCTAATAATGCAAGCTTTTCTGCAACTGCTCGTCTAGTAAGAGATTCAACTGCAATATATGTTGGTGATGCAAACGGTAATAGAACACAGGCATCAAGTTATCATTTTTCTGCAAATGATGGTGTGGGTGATAGGCGAATGAATGATTATAATGGGCATTTTATAGATTCTCCAAATACAACATCTGCTATTACTTATAAAGTACAATTTGCAAGTTCTTACACTGGTTATGACGTATATGTTAACAGAAGTTATCAATGGGCAGATGCTAATTATAGAGCAAGTGTACCCTCAAGTATTACAGTGATGGAGATAGCAGCATGACGGGGAAGATTAAACTAAACGCAACATCAGGTGGAGGTTCAGTAAGTTTTCAAGCACCTTCTTCAACAGGTGATGATCGTATTATTACGTTACCTACGACTGCTGATGGAACGGTACTGACAACAACAAACCCAAAGGCAGGTAATATTATTCAAGTTGTACATACAAAGAAAACAGACGCCTTTACTACAACAAGTCAAACTTATGTAGATTTAATGACTGCAACTATAACTCCTAGTGCTAGTTCTAATAAGATATTAATTAGATATGGTGTTAATGGTGGTACAAACGGTGATCTAAACCATGTTTATGTCACAATTTACAGAGATTCAACAGATATAGGACAGGCTGATGCAGCAGGTAACAGGTCAAGAGCTTCTAGTGTGATAAATACAGATGATCAATCTACAATGTTTTTTGGTAATGAAGTCTTAGATTCTCCATCTTCTACAAGTGCAATAGTCTATCGTATTAAAGTTAGAACATCTAATACAAACACAGCATTTTTTAATAGATCAGGAAGAGATACTGATTTAGTTGCCTATGATGGAAGGTCAACATCTTTTGTAACTCTTATGGAGGTAGCAGCATAATGGCTATCTTCTATAATTAAAAGTAAAACACTATGGCACTTGATCACGAAGCTATTTACAAAGCATACGCAGGTATAGTCGTTACTATTGATGACTCTGCTGGAGCGTTTGATAAAAATGGTAAATCTGTCTCGCTTTCTCAAACTAAAATAAATACAGCAAGAAAAGCCTTGGATGACGAAGCTGCTGCTGTTAAGTACAAAACTGATAGAACAACAAATGGTTCTACTGTCTATGCTTCTTTAGGAGATCAATTAGATATGTTGTACAAGGATATTGTTGCAGGTAAACTTGATACAACTGGAACGTGGGCAACCCACATCAAAGCAGTTAAAGATGCTAATCCCAAGCCATGAGCAGTAGATTAATTGTTAATAGTATTAGGCACACAGGAGCATCAAGTGATGCAATCACGTTTGATAATACTGGAAAATGTGCCTTTCCAAATAACACAGGTAATATTCTTCAAGTTGTACAAGCAGTTAAAACAGATACAGCATCCACTACCTCTGCTACTTTTGCAGATATTTCTGGTTTGTCAGTATCAATTACACCAGCATCAACTTCAAATAAAATTTTAGTTACTTGTAATGTTTATGCTGGAGGTGATGACAATACTTTTACAGGCTTTAAAGTATTTAGAGATTCAACTGCTATAGGTTTAGGAACGGCAGGAACTGGAAATCAATCAAACGTAAGTTTTTCAAGTTTTTCAACTAATACTTCTTCAAGTGCATTTGGCCTTCGTAATGCTTCTTTTGAATTTTTAGATTCACCAAGTTCTACAAGTTCTCTTACATATAAAATTCAATTCGCATCATTATTTAATAATGATGATGTATATATAAACAGATCTCAACAACAAAATGATCAAGCCATTTATATGTTTCCTATCTCGACAATAACAGTTAAGGAGATAGCAGCATGACTAATCCACTAGATGATCTAATCAAGCAGTACGAACAACAGCTTATTAGTATTCAAACTCAAAAAGAAGAAGCTAAACGTGCTTATGAGATTGCCTGTAAAAATGAAGACAGGTATCAAGGTGCAATTTTAGGTGTAAAAGATGCACAGGCACAATTATTATCTACAAAAAATCAAGAACAGGAAATAAAACCTTCAGACGCAAAACAAGCTAAAACTTAACTTTTCTTCTCGATCATTTGGCGGTGAATTAGACCCATCGTGACGTAGAGAGGAGATAGACCTATAATTAACAGTAAAACAAGCACACTTGTAAAAGATAGTGCTTTTAAAATTGCAAATTTTATCATGTTTCAAAAAATTGCTAACATTTTGAGTATTGTCTCATTTGTAATGGTAACTTCTGTTATTGGTGGAGGGTACTTTGGTTACAAGTATGTAACTTCAGAACAGTTCCAGACAAAAATGATGAACAAAGTTTTAAGAAATGTACAAGGAATGATGCCTAAAGTATTAGATAATGCTTTACCAAGTCAAACAGGTCAATCTATTCCTTTTATTAAAAAATAATTGGAAATACCTAATATAAGTATTCCTGAGATATACGTTCCAAACGTTCCAGAAATCTATAGTCAGCATTATATTGATATACCTAGATTAAATGATATAGATGTCCCTGGTTGTACTTATCAGCATCGTGATATAAAAAATACAGGTAATCGTAATTTGTTATTGGATGATCCTAATGGAGTATATACAACGTGTGATTTTCAACTGCCTAGTTTTGTTCCTCTTGACTATACACCTGAGAATTTGGTCATTACAGAAGAAGTTCCTGTTAATAATGAAACCCCACCCTTACCAGAAACAAAGCAACAGAACATACCAGAAATACCAAAAGATGAAGTTATCGAATTAGAACCCTGTCCTGGTAAAAAAGATCAGAGAGTAGGAGACTTTCGTAACGAAAAAAGATTAGAACGTGTCATTGGTCATAAAAGAGGAGATGATGGGGTTGAGTGCATCACTCTATATGAAGACGTTCCTTTTGTGGATCAATACATCCCAGAACCGAGCACTATTGTTTCTACTGCTGTTATTGGTCTTGTGGCTGCGAGTAGCCCTCTTATTCTCAATTTAATAAAACCAGCTATAAAAAATATCGTAAAGAAACTTACAAAGAAGAAAGATAAGGTAAAATAAAAATACCCTATTCGACAAGGCAATGGATAGGGCGTCTAGGTGGGCAAGTCTAACCGTGCTTGCCTACTGCTTTTTTAGTTCGTGTGTATGTGGAATAACTTGATTTGGTGGGATTTCAACAACAATATCTTCACAAGTAACAGCACTAGGAGTGTTAGGTTTGAAGTAAACACCTAATCTTGCTTGCTCAGAACATATTTTGAGCCTATGAAGAGAGATTTCGAGCGAAGTTTTCTTATACAATAATTCTTGATTTTTAATATTTATTTCTGTTGCCCTATGACAAAGATCAGGTGACTTTCCTAATGGAATGTTTAGCTGCATACTTATTCCATAATTTAAATTAAAGTTTTCCTTCTCAAATCTAGGAGTTTCTTGTACATATAATATGTCTCCAGTATTCTCATCATAAATATTTTGCCTAGTAACATTTTCTCTAGGTAAAGAAAAAGAATGAGCATCGGTTACATAAGGTGTAATCGTTAGGCTAGGAGAAGAACAGACAATACCCTGACTCATACGAAAAGAAGGCATTGATGACGGAGTTATCATGGTTGCATTATTGTTCACTACACCTTGGGCATTACTCGAAGGCGATGCGACTGTAGTGTTTGCAAGGGTTTTGACGGGACAGAGAAATAAAGCTATTGCCCAAAGGTAGTTGTAGTTTCTACGGTAGTTGTTGTGTTTATTGTTCTTGTTATTGTGGTTACTGTGTCTAATCCTGGAGTTATCAGAGTTTCTTGAAGAGAAAAGGCTGATCCTGGAGTTACTATTTTCCATCTTGGAACTGCTTCTAAGCTTGGTGAAGTCCAACTAAAATTTACCCCTCCAACTGTTTGTTCTGTAAGAGTTGTAGCTGTGGGGTTGATATATCCATCAAGATCAGAACTTTCAACATTATGTCCTGATGCAGAGTAAGTGTATCCTGTTCGATACTGATGACTTGTAATAGTTTCATTTATTACGGATTCAGAGGTACTTGAAGTTGTTGAACTACCACTACGAAATTGTGGAACTACAGGAACAGCAAGTGTTCTTATAGGACATATTAGTAAAACCAGTAACCAAAGTCTAGTCAATCGTAATACGGACAGTAGTAGAGCCAATACAGCTAGTACCTGACCCTCCAGCAGTACAGGTATGGATTCCTGATGAAACTGAAGTAAGGCCAAGATTACCAGCAGTACCTCCTGAGATAACAGTAGTTGTACCACCAAGTACAGGGAGGCTTGCTATTCCGCTAGAAGGAGTGATTGCACTTTGAGATCCATCTCCAGCCTGATAACTTTCGCTGAGAGAAAAGGCAGATCCAGCAGTTGTTACTGTTTTATTTGTATGTATTGCGTTTGGTGCTCCATTGCTACCAAAACTACCAAGATTTAAACCACCTATAGCATTTGTAACTACACTGTCTCCTGTCCCTGTTGAAGTTGTGATATTATTTCCGCTTATGCTGTAACTCGATGGTGCAGCATTCGTAATTACATAAGGCGAGTCAATAGAAATTTGTGCAGAAGTTACAAATTCCTGTTTGATATTAGCGTAAGCAGGTGTTGTTGCTAATAGTAAAAGTGGGATTAGTTTTTTCATTTTTTAGGTGGTGTGCGGTCACGATCAACAATTTCCGCACCAAGAATCTTGATGGGTGTCTCTATTCTAATTGTTTGATAGTTTCCTGACTGTGATGCTAGTAACGCTTCTACTTCTTTTTTATTCAGTGGTTTATCTTCTGGCTTGAATGTACCATCACCTCTTTTCTTAGCACCTTCCAGACCGAAACTGGCAAGTGCTCCCGTCAGCAAGCTGGCAGGAAACGTGATGTCCTTGGGTTCATTACTATATCCTGGGATTGATATATAGTTTAGAGAAACTATAAATCCACTCCAAGCAACAACAACTAGCCTTACTACAACTGAGATAAAAGCTAATTGCTCTTCCTTGTCAGTAATGTTTTCCTTGAGTTTTTGAAGAGGACCTTTTTTGACTTCTTCTGTCATAACTAGGTTTTATTAGTCATACTATACATAAATATAGCCTAAATCAATGCCAGAGGTACACGCAGCACTAATTGGAGCAGCAGCTACAGCTTTTCTTATGGTGTTGTCTAATATAAGCAACAGAAGAGAAAGAGATATAAGAGAAATATTTAACCGAATCAATCAGCTAGAAAAAGCCGTAAGTCGTATAGAAGGTCAGAATCGTTAATCTTTGGTATGTTTGGGATACAACATATATTTTTTTATGTACAAAATTTTAAAACCAATTTTAATGACGTTTTTAACAACAACTGCTGTTAAAAGATTAGTCATAGATTTATTAAAATCAATTGCAAAGCAAACTACCAATACTTTGGATGATAAAGCGGTTGCAATATTAGAAAAACAACTTTTTCCTCCTGCAATGAAATGAAAATTACTAAATTTCTCAACATCGATATAGAACCAGCACCTCCAGAGTTGGAACTAGAAATTGAAATGCAATGTAGAGAAATAATGAAAAGTGATAACTTAGATAATGTGAAAAGATACTGCACTCATATGGTCAGAAAGAAGTTTGACCAAGATATCTTTATGGCTTCTTTGTTGAATAGACTTATAGAATTAGAAGCTGATCGTGTTGTAGTAGAAATGAGAAAAAGAAAACCAAGAAATCCTATTGCAAAGTTTTTTCGTACTCGTTAAGTTCTTCATCAGTAAAGTCTCTGATAAATAATTTATCTATCTTGTCAATTTCGTAATTATATTTAAGTATTGCAGTTCTTATGTGTTCAGTAACCCAACGGCCTTCATCGTAAACTACTTGTGCTTTACCATTTTCTTTAATAAAAACATAATGATCTTGACCTTTCATTTGAATTTCTAGAAAGTTTTTTTCAAGATTTTTACGTCTTATTTCCTTTAGTTTGCGTAATTTTTCAACTGATTTTCTAATTGGTTTCATTTGAAATAAAGATCATGAACACGTTGAAGTGGGATTGCAGCAACAGCTGGAACAATACTATTGCCTAGGGCTTTAGTTCTGTCCACCCGATTGGATAACCCATAACTTCCTCTAGGAAGTATGGGCTTACTGACATATGATCGCCAGTTTGGGTCAAGACGTCTGGTATGTTTCGCTGACCATATTCCTGATTCCATTTTACTGAGGATCTTCCTTTGTAATCCCTCGCTGTTGGAGTCGGTAACATTCCCCTCAGATGATCGAACAATTCTACTGTCTGAGGATTCACTGCTTCCCGAAGATTTGCTAACTTGGTTCTGCCTTTCCTGTGAACTTGAGTCTGTTTGATCATTGACCTCATTGATCGAGGAGGAAGATGATCCATAGTCGTTGGTGTAGGCAACGCACCACCACCTTGAACGTCTGTGGGCTGCTCCCAGTGAACTTGCAGATATAATTGACCATTCTGCATCGTACCCTGCTTCGGAAAGTTCTCCGAGAACGATGTCCAATCCGTTATTAAGGATCGCTGCCACGTTTTCCATGACAACGAATTTTGGTCGTACCAGGCGTATGACTCTGATGAGTTCGTAAAATAGACCTGATCGGGATTGGTCTGTAATTCCTTCTCTTCTTCCTGCAACACTGATGTCTTGGCAGGGGAAACCTCCTGTGATGACATCATATTGTCCAGGGTAAGCTGTGAAGGTTTTGATATCGTCATGACAGGGAACTTTGGGAAAATGTTTTTTTAAAACTTTTTGACAGAAGGGATCAATCTCAACAAATTGAGTGGTTTCAAATCCTCCGACAAGTTCATGTGCAGCATAAGAGAAACCACCGATACCTGCAAAAGTATCAAGAATTTTTAAAGTTTCTATCAAAATGCCATTTGGTTTAGATCAGGGGCATCTTCGACCTTTTGTGGATTAATATTGCCAAATACTCCGTATGGCCCTTCCATCGCTTTACTGTAGATTTGTATACATTGAGTTTTAACTTTTTCTTTTTTGTTGAAATCATATACTTCTCCTTGTTTTGCTTTTGTATTAACAAGGTTCTTTAAATGATCTATTAAATGTGTAACAGAATCAACTGGTATTGTGAGACTCAACACTTGTTGATTTTCGTTGAAACGATCATCACTAATGTTCCATTTGATAGGAAGAGGTAGAGCTGGATTGAATTGTTGTTTTGAGTTCGTCATTGAAATAATTTTGAAGGACAGTTTTAATAAATTGATTGGGAGGAACTTTATTGTCTTTGCAAAAAGTTCTTATTTTTTCAGCAAGCTGATCATCTGTACGAATAGAAAAGATGTTTCTGTTGTAATCTTTATGGCGATCTAGCTTGCGTTCTTGAAGTTGATCTAGAACTTGTCTCCCTGCAAATTCCGCTTCTTCCTGAGTCATAGAGTTGAATCAATTTCATTTATTAGAAGTGTAAGGAACTGACCTTGTTCCGCAGTTCTTATGTCAGCAGGGCCAATCTTTTCAGATGTAATTCCAAATTGAGATTTGTACTTGTTAAGAACTTCATCTTTTTTCTTGGGATACTTTTCAGATAAGTTCATAATCTTCTGTACGACAGCTTCTAAAGCAGGTTGTGCTATAGGCTTACCATAGTTCTTATCTTCAATGGATTCAACAGGTTCGGGTTCTTGTTTAGGTTTTGTAGGAGTCCTTGTAATTCCTTTCTTAGGTTCGGGTGTGACCTGTTTCGCTTCATCAATTTCAATCTGTGCCCATAATTCGTAAGCTAATCCAAAAGTAAAGCAAGCACAGGCACAAAGACATCTACGATGTGAATTTTGAAAGTTAACAGAAGAAATCTTTGATAAAGGTCTATTTGCGTTATCTGTGATAGCAAAGGGGAAGAGAGTAGTTTTGACACTTGTATCAATGTGTTCAAAATATCCCATAAGAAAACCAGTTCCATCGGGAGCTTGGAAAATATAAGATGATATACCTTCTTCAGAAGTGGATTTATCAAGACAGAACTGCCAACCAGGAGCGTGTTCTCTTAGTATCTGTGCAGTTTTAGCCCAAGCGACATAATCAAACTTCATCTTTTTATAGATGTCAGTAGTTTTGATTACCCCAGCTAAATTAGGCAGAGTTGTGGTGGTCATGTTTAATTAGTATTAGTATACTATTAGTATACTAATCACAAATGGAGGATATTGCAATATATGCTCCTGGTAATTCATCTTTATTTATATATCTCTTCTTTGTATTAAGTTCAACGACAAGAGAATCATCCTCTAATACACTTCCTCCTGCACTAACAGACAATCCATCTAAAGTAGACCTAGACAGCTTATCAATGTCTCCATTACCTCTACTTGTACAAAACTTTGGTGCTGAAGGTTTTAACACATCGACATTCTTTCCTGTCCCATAATGTGACTTAGGTCTTGGAAAAACAAACTCTATATCTGCCCTTACAGGTAAGTTCAATGCTCCACTGTTATAACATTCAAGTGCAGCTTCTTTTACATCATTTCTCCAAGGTTTTACCTTTTTAGATGCTTCAATCATCGCACCATATCTTGTTAAGGTTTTTGATCCTTGAGGAGCAGGGATTCCTACCACCCTTATTGTAATTTCATTCATAAATGTCTTAACTCCTTAACAGATATACCACCACCAAGTATCTGTTTTATTTCTTCTACTTCATATTTAGTTAATCCTATAAAATCTTCACTTTTTCCTAGTCGATTTTTTGCGTATTTTTTATGTAAATCTTTTTCTAATTTACTATAAACTTCATAATTTAATAATTTTGATATTGCTAAAATTTTTTTATTTTTATCTTTTGGTCTATAAACTCTTTTATATCTATCAAATCTAATAATATCAATCTGTCCTACAACACGATTTATAACGTTAGTTGTGCAACTTTTACCAATTTTATATATTTTTGAATTTTGTTCATTAATATCTATATTTAATATTTCACACAATTTAGGATCTGCACATTTATATATAAAATAAACATGGCCTGATCTTTTTTGTAAAGGTTTAGATTTTTCAGTGCTTACATAAATATGTCTATAAATGCTTTCAAGTTCATCTAAAGTATAATTTCCGTTTTCAATATTATCTTTTATACGTTTTTTTACATTATTTCTCTGATCTATAGCTGTAGATAAGTTTAGTTCTAATTGTTTATTCATCCTTGAAGTTCCCTTATACGTCTTTTAATATCGTCATATGCAACAACATATTCTTTATCTGAAATTTCATTTTGAAACCACTTCCATTCAAGTGTTGCAATCTCATTATTTAATTTTGTGATGAGATACTTTTTTCTTCGATCAAGTTCTCTATAAAGACATTTCATGTTTTAACACCCCATTTTCTTCTTAGCTTAGATTTGAGTTGTTTACTCTTTTGTATTTTTAAACTCATATAAGTGTCATTCAGTTCTTCAATAAGATGATCGAAATCACCTTGAGATGACATCTCTAATGACCTTTCAAAGTTAATAATAGATGCTTTGATTAGCTCTAAGTCTCTACCTGAGACATCAAGTATATATCTCATCTTTTAGTCCATTCCGAGATAAGTTTTCTTAACTCCTCAATACGTTTTTGAGCAGCTTCGATTCTGTCTTTTTTTGTCATTTTTCTCCTCTTAGTTTTATTTTTACTGCTATTTTATTTCCTAGCAATTTTTTTATCTTGTTAACATCTTTTTCTGTTAAATCATTAAATATTTCATATCTTCCTACCTGATTTTTAGAAAACATTCTATGAATTTTTTTCTCTAAATCTTTGTAATCTGCTCTTGCTTCACTTACTGCAAGCACTTCATCAGGACATTGTGATCTAACTCTGTTTTTTATGTTATTTGCACAAGAACAACCCACTTTATGACTTCCAGCACTTTTAAAAAAATAAACATGACCTAACTTTTTTTTATAATCCCATGTCTTTTGTTTTTTAAATTTAGAAAATGTTACTGCTGTTCTTCCATGAATAGCTATATGCGATTCAGCAACATCAATTGCCAATTGTTTTAATTCAGTTTCTGAAATTAGATAATGTTTCTCATCCCCTGGTAAATTATCAAAAGCATTGTTATCGTAAACTACTCCAGTTGATGTAGGATACATATTCACTCCAACGGTTGAAAAACTCATAGTCCTTGTGTTGTAAAAAGGACTCATTGTTGAATATAAATAACCCATATCAAAATACTACCTGTTTAGCTTCAAACTTTTCCCATGCTTCCTGCCATGCATCTTTGCATCGCTGCACAGGTTGATCTTCATTCAACATACACTTGCCTTTGTATGCCCAAATCGTATTGCAGATATCAGGTTCGATATCACAGTTCAACTTAAGCATTTCGATGTAGCAACCTAGTTGTTTATCTGTTTTATAAGGTTCTCTCCAACCAGTCTTTTTCTTGAAGTCATACTTTGTATCTCCCTTAGTCTTGAGGTCAATCAATCTAATCTTTTTAGCTTTTGTATCGTAACCGATAAGATCAAGCTGACCTCCAACATCCTTACTAGGATTGCTCATCATGTATTCGACACCCATAGGTTCAAAATGTGTGAATAGTTCCAGCTCAAACAATGGGATAGCCCATTCTTCATATTCACCCATATCAATATCATCAGCACCTAACATCTTCTGTTCTAAGCAACTATGAACAGTTTCTCCTCTCGGTTGCCAGATGTGTCTTGTATGTTCAATACTTTCCTTTGCTTTTTCATCAAGTTCATTACAGACCATGGTGGTTGAATACTTTAGCCATTTGTTTGACTTCTCACAGAAGTATTTATGTGTGGCTTCATCTCTGAAGATAGGAAGTCTGGGAAGTTTTTCGATAGTTTTCATGTTTAATTAAAAATGTGTTGGTAAGTCTTTGGGGTTTGTTAGTTCTACTTTTTCTTCTGTTGGAGGTAAGGGTTCTTTAAGCCTAGCAAGATTACGATATTTGATACCTTGATAACCTTGAGGAAATGCTTTATTACCTTTGGTGTTGTTAACACATTCTGTCCAGCCTGGGGGTGGGGTATCTAAATCTTCAAGAGTCCACATCATACGATTAGGATTCTTTGGATTAGGTTTCTTCAAACCATCTTTAAGAAGTTTGATTAGGGATGTTTGATCAAATAATCTTTCCATTATTCAAAACCTCTTTCTGCTGTAAATACTCTTTGTGCAGGATGATTGTTTTTTGGTTCTTCTGTAAATTTAGATTCCTTTATTTCATAAATATCCTTCCATCCCCCTGCTATTGCTTTTTCAAGAGCTATCTTTTTACCTTGAGGTGGAAATGTTCGTAACTTCTTAAAAATCCTCTCAGAAACGCTTTTAGAGCAAGTTGCCTTATTTCGATGCCTTACCGCCCACCATTCAACAATCAAATCAGCATATTCTTTTAAATCTCCTGGAATCATATTTGCAGAAATTACTGAAGATGCAAAAGGATCTGATCCATCTGTAATTGCCTTTGGTTTTCTTTTTGCAGCAGTTTTCATTTTCTGCTTAAGAATCAAACGAATGTATTGTGGGATTTTTAACTCTTCTCCCTTTGTTTCATCCAAGAATTGATGTAGGTCAGGATCAAGCCAGATGCAAACCTTTGTCTTTTCCATTGATAATTATGTGTTTGTTACTGACAGTAGATGATATTTATTTATATGTCAAGCAGATATCTGAAAAATTCTTTTCCTTATCCTATATGTATATATATTATTATTATATATATATTATTAATATATATATATATATTACATATATTTAATAAATATACTTACTTAATATATATATTCTTTTTCTTTTGGTTCTTTTCTTTTTCTTTAAAATGCCATTCAAGATATAATAATATGTCATATATATTTACATTGATATCAATTATCTGATATATAATATAAACAGTTGCTGCTCCTTTGATAGAAATGTTACTGATGACTCTAAGTAATCTGGCAAATTTCATTCAAAGATGTATATGAGTTCCCATCGAGGATGTTTGGGGAGTCAACGTTTATTTCATGACGTAATTAACCCATTCATAAGCAATTAGTCACTTGCACACGAGTGATGATGTTGTTTGTTAGACATAACAGGCTATTAGGTTTATACCTGATAGTCTTTTTTATGTTATGTTATATATATCTCATATATTTTTATATCAATGCCAAGACCTAAAACCGACTACATCAGATATGTTTGTAATTTCACTATCAAACAATATGAAGCTTTAAAAGATAAAAGCGATGAAGAAGGTATCCCCATCGCTCACCAGGTTAGAACTGCTATAAACCAGTATATAAAAAATTAGGTTTTAGAATATTTACCTTTTTCTATTAACCAATCAAATTTATTTATATGTGACTCACAATTTTGACATCTTTTTACTGTCCAAGATAGATGTCCTGTAGTTGTTATAAAATCACATTTAGGACATTTTATAGTTGCTCCAGAATATCTTTTACATCTGGAGTAACGTGTAATAGGTACGAATTCAGTCATTTTTGATAAGGTGTTTTAGTTTTATATAAATCTTTATTATGATCCCACCAAGTATCGATAATATATTTATCATCAGAGAAAAAATATCCTCTATCTGATTCTCTGCATTCTTCAATGTAGAACTCAATAAAAGGTTCATAATAATCTGGATTTAGATTATTATCTTTGGCTAGTTCTCTAGCAGCATCGGTACAATGCTCTTCAAACTTTTCATTAATGTAGAGACTATCAAGAGTTTCTAAAGTTTGGTTTTCTAGTGGGTTGTCAATCATTTTCGCTAGCGAATTCGTGTTTAAAATTGTTTAAGTAACTTAAGTAAATCATTTCTTAAGTTACGTTTTAATGTCGGATCAGTTTCTGTATCATAATCCTTTTCAAGATCTGCTATAAGACGTTTCTTGAGCTGGATTTTAATCTGTCTTTCAGTTTCGATAATGCAAGCACCACTTACAAAATCTTCATCTGATAATTGATCCTGTGCAACATCGTAATATGTATAAAAAGTTGATTTATGTACACCTGGATAATCATCAATCATTTTTTTAATAATCTCAGACTTTTGTAAATCATCTTTTATACATTCTTTAATTGCTGCAATACAATCTTCTCTAGATTCATTTTTATTCATTAATCAACCTCATATGAATAATCATGTCTATACGGAACATAATCTGACCATATATCCTTATTTAAATTTTTATCTAAATATCTTTTATTTGGATTTCTCCATTCTTTAATATTATTTTTCTTAAAAATAATAAAAAAGTAATGTTGTAATCTGTTCCAGATACTGGTTGATTTAATAGGTTTTGATATAAAACAAGTTTCTTTAGCTACTTGTCTATGCTCTGAATAATTATCCCAAGCACCTATTGATACATTATCGGTAGTTTTAATACTTTTAAGATTTTCATCTTTATCATAAAAAACCCAATCGAAAGAAGTTTTCATATTTTTGCGAGCAAATTTTTCAAACTTCAATGCATCTTCTTTAGTTTCAAACTTGTATCGATTTCTTTCGATAAAAGTGCCATAAACGTAATATGTCATTTATGCCTCTCCTATCATTTCTTTAGCAAGTTTTGATAATGCTTTTAATCTTTCATTATCTGAAAGTTGATTTGCCTCTCTCACAGCTTTGGCAACATAACTTTCGCCTATAAGAGGATCTATGTCATAAATAGATCTTTTGTTTTCATTCATAATTAAATGATATAAGGTTATGTATTTATGATATCATATTATTAGTAAACTAATCAAATTTGCCTTTAATATGAGCTACATAAAACAATTCATTCATGACCATAACATTCATGACGATAAACAGCTTAAAGAACACCTAACCAGGTTAAATAAGTTTGAATCAAATGATAAAAACTTAAATATCCTGATAAACTTACTTTTAATTAATTATTTAAAATCTAAACACTAGCTAGTTTTTTATTACGTTTGATAAGTTTTAAAGCTTCGCCAGATGGTGTATTTTTCTCTTGCAATCCATGAAGTAATAAACCGAAAGGTTTATTTCCAAAACATAAAGAGTCATCCTTATCAATTTCTAAATTAAGTTTCTTTGCTTCATCTTCACTGAATACAACTTTTGAATATTTTGTAAAATATCCTGTATCTATAAGATGGTCATAACGTCCACCATATGAAGCCACCATATAAAAATTATTAGGTAGTAACACTTCTAAGAAAAAATCAAGTGATTTACTATAACAATAAAATTTTAAATCTTTATTCAACTTAGCTACATTTAACCAAGCTTTAAGATAGAGAATATTAAAAAAGTCTCCACTTTCATGTATCCTAACTTTAGTAATATTCTTTCTATTAGCTTGAATAGATCGATTAATTAAATCAGTTAATCCGTTTAAATCTTTTTTAATAACATAACTATTAATTAAATCATAGTTATATTTCCTTGATTTAAAAACATTAGGATATCTTAATTCTTCACTAGCAGCAAAGCAAGTAAACAAACTTTCAGGGCCTCTATTTAATACTCTCTTATCATCTTTCAAAGTAACCCACGCTTTGCAATTGTTACTTCCAGGGCATGAAATACCAGCTGATATAGATAATATCAAAGTATCTTTAGGCAATTTCATATTGCCTTTAGACATTTTTAAAATCATTTTTTTAATTAAATAAGTTTGAATTTAAAAAAGAAGTTTTTACACTTCTAATATTTATTTTAACATATATTGATATATAATAATATCAATTATATAATTTAGGATTGTTTAACCTTTTAATTTTTAATTCAATTGATAAATATAATTTTCTTTTTTCATTACTCATATTTCTTACATCAAGTGCATACCAAGATTCAACTAGAATTTCGGCAAGAAACTTAATTTCTTCTTCTGTAAGAATTTCTCCTAATGCATCAATCATTTTTAAATATCTCCCATATCTTGTAATTTTCCTAACTTGTATAAAACATAGTTAGCCATTTTCAATTCTTCTTTTGATTCAATAGGATCATGATCATTTTCTAATTCTTCGATCCTAAAATTGACTAGATAAACTAGCCAATCAATAATTTCTTTGTCCATTGTTTTAATTAAATAAGTGTTTACGGCTTTTAAAGCATTTTGCCTTTAATAGGTTTTTGCCTTTAAAGCATTTAATAAATCCAGGTTTTATATAGTTTGAAAAACTACAGTAAAACCAGATTTATTGAAACTAAAATAAAATAGTTTCATAAAAGGATATTACTAATATCCCTTTAAGCAACTATTATTATTATTTGTTTTGAAGTCTACAAAACCAAACTAAATATTTAAAAGGATTATCTAATATTTCAAAAATTTCATCGATTCTATTTTGTAAATCTTCTATCTCAGGATCAGTTAATCGGCCTTTAAAGATTTCTATAGCTGGTGTATCAAAGTGAAAGTCTAAATCATTTATAACTAAATCTTTTATAAACTGTTTAGCTTCACTTTTATTAGTTAGTTTTTTATTAAATTTCATATATTTACACCTCTATCTTCTAAAGTTTCTTTTATTCCTTTTAATCCAAGTGTTGTATCTTCCAAAAATTGGAAATATTCATGCACTATATCTCTTAAATAAATTTCATCTTGTTGACAATTTTTAACTACTTTATTAACTAAATCAATTCTTTCTTCTTCTTCTTTAGTTACTTCATCCCAACAAAAACCAAAACCAAAACAATATAAATCTATTCCCATAAATTGCTTACTTGGTGTTAAATCCCAATTTAACCAACTTTCTCTAGACTCTATACATTCTTGGTTTTGATAATAATTTAATACATCTTTAGCAACTTCTAAAGTGAAATAAGGATTTTTCCAACCATTCCACGTTGAACCATCCGAAAAACCTTGAAAGATTTTATCATCTTCAATTTGAAATTTTGTTAGTTTCATTTTTTTTATTCTCCAAAGTTTGTTAATTCATCAATACACCAATCAAACAATTCTTTTTTAATTGTTTTAATTGTTTCTTCATCCTTTCCTAACCAATCATTATTTCCTAATAATAAATAATGGTTTCCATTTTCTAAAATTTCATACCAACCGCCATAATGAAAAACCCTAACAAATTTTGTTTTTCCATCTTCCGTATCTTGGGAACAATTAACCATATAGGTATCAACACCCATATCTTCTAATAATTTAAAATTTGGTTTTATAAATGGAACATCATAATATTTTGATTCCCATTTTTCAAAAGTTAATTTTTTCATAGGTTTAATTAAATTAATTTGAATGTAAAACTATTTATAAAAAATAGTTTTTTATAACTTTGAATAATTCAAAGCTATAAGAAACTATTATTTTATTTTTCTTCTATTAATAAATTATCTATAAATTTATAAACATCTTCATAACCTACATCCTCAAATATCATTAAAGCTAATCCAAATTGTACCCTTTCCCTATGTCCGAATACTTGATCAGCTTCAAATACTTGAAATTTCCATTTATGAGTATTTATTGAATGTCTAGCTTTATATCTTTGCTCATAATCTCTAAAATTTTTATTTTCTTCTTCTTCTTTTTTTAGATTTCTATCGGTTGTATATCCGATAAAATCTAGATAAAAATCAAATGGTGTACTTTTAAATGAATTCTTAAAATCAGAATCCATATTATAAAAGTCTTCAATGTGTTTGTAGTTTTTGTTCATTTGTTTAAGACTCCCATATTAAAGTAAATGTTTTTTTTCCATTCTCTAAAGTTTCTACTCTTTCAAGTTTGCTCTCTAAATTAGGATGCATTGATTTAATTATTTCTTCTTCGGTTTGATTTAAAAATAAATTAATCCAACTATTTTGAAATAAGTCAAATTTTCTATAATAAGTTTTTGGTTCTTTAAAAATAAATTTCATTGTTTTAATTAAATAATTTTGAATAAAAAAAAGTAAGTCATTTAAGACTTACTTATAGGATGATTAATTGATTCTTTTTTTAATAAGTCATCTTCAGTAATAGTAAATAACTTATCAAATAAAGTTTTATAAAATTGTTCTTTAGTTCTTCCTTGTCTACCTCTAGCAATAAAATCTGCTGATTCGTTAACGGCTAGAACTAAAGTATTGTATTCTTCAGAGTTTAGATACTTCATAATTAGATTTGATTTAATAAGGTTTGTACTTGTGATTGTTTCTCAATTAATCTTACTTTGATTGTGTTTGAGATAACTAAACTTTGCCAAAGTAGGATTAGAAAACAACTTAGAAAAATAATTGATCGTGTCATGATTAATTAAATGAAAGTGAATAATTTTTTTGTGTTTAGCTTTAGTAAGCTCGTAAAAGCTTTTAAGCTTAGATAGCTAGATTTATCAATTAAAGATAATTAGAGCTATTAGAAAGGATTTAAATACTAGTAAATATTTATATCCTTAATATTTATTATATCAAAATATATCAACTATAGCTATGGATATTAAAGAAATTTTTATTTATTTTTTTTAGCTATGGGGTAGGGTTGCAAAATTTTTTCCTGATAACCTGGGCGTGGGTAACTTAAATATATTCTGAGAAACTTTATTGCTTTGGTTCTATGCGAATTGCTAGTTCTGGAGCTTGAATATTAACTGTTTCTACGGATTCACCTACAACTTTGCCTAGGGAATCTAAGATTTGTGCAGCTGTTTGAAGTTGACCTTTTGATATGGCTTTGTTAAAGAGTCGCATACGCATTGCTTGAAGGCGAGGAATCATTTTATCTCTTTCTTTAAGCCAATCTTCATCATTCCACTCTTTAACTTTTTTCCAATCAGCCCAACCTGTTACTAAGGATATGCCTTCTTTTTGAGAATGTTCTATTACTAGTTGACGAGTTGTTTTACCTTCTAGTTGTTTTGAGTAAAGACGTTGACAACGAGCTTCTATAACTGCTCTTGAGTTAGATCCTCCTGTGTATTTTTGTACACGAGGTTTACGTTGAGGAGCTGGTAGATCGTAATTTAGGTTGTTAATGAAAGATTCAGCCACGGACTTGGTCTTTATAGGGGTTAATATTCTGATAATAGCCTTAAAAGTATGAAATGCGAAAGAAAATGAGTAATATTATGAAAAAAAGGATGATATGAGCTTGAATGAGATCAGTTTAAGGTATGCACAGGGGGAGGTGTTTAATAGTGAGAAAAGATTTCGGTTGTTGGTTGCTGGAAGAAGGTTTGGGAAGTCATATTTATCCTGTATCGAGTTGCTTAGAGGAGCAATCAATCGACCTGGTGAAGTATATTTCTATTGTGCTCCTACTTATCGTATGGCAAAGGATATTGCATGGAAGGAATTGAAGAGATTGACTCCTAAGACATGGATACAAGCTAAGAATGAGACAGATTTAAGGATAGATTTGATAAATGGGTCAAGTATTGAACTGAAGGGTACTGAAAATGCTATGGCATTGAGAGGAAGAAGTTTAGCAGGGGTTGTATTGGATGAAGCAGCTTTTATGGAAAGGGATGTGTGGGCAGAGGTTATTAGACCTGCTTTGGCTGATAAGCAGGGTTGGGCACTTTTCATATCGACACCTGATGGAACTGCTAGTTGGTTTTATGATATGTGGTGTTTTTGTGGTGAACAGGAGTTGGATGATTGGCAAAGATGGAGTTTTACTACGATTGAAGGGGGTAATGTAAAAGAAGAAGAAGTTGAAGCAGCTAGGTCACAATTAGACCCAAGAACTTTTAGACAGGAATTTGAAGCTAGTTTTGAGAATCTTACTGGTTTGGTTGCTGTTAGTTTCAGTG